ACAGTACCCAATAACACCCAATAGATCTTGTCTATCTTACCGCCCAAATCGTGAACACCTTCATGCATATGTTTTACGTCTTTTTTTAATCCTGTAATATATCCATAGATAGCAAGTAAATGCTCTCTTGTATTCTTTGGTCTAAGTTTATCTCCGTTAGGCATTATACTGTCCTCTTGCTTGCAATAACTTTTTCTTCAGGAGATAGTAAAGCTTCTTGTGTACGTGTCAAGTTAGTATTTGGGTTGACAACTCTAGCTGTTTGCACTTTAGGTTGTGGCATATTTGGTAGAGGTGGTGTTTGAATATTGCTTTCGTAATTATTTGTAAAGTCCTGTATTTTTTCTTTTACAATAGGAGTAAGTTTTCTAAGTGATTCTTTTATAAATCCTTCTTCTATAATTGGATTACCTTTATCATCTTTTAAAAGATTTCCTTTTTTATCTAATTTATAATCTTTTTCACCAGGTTCATACTCATCACCTCTTTCAAAAAATCTTTTTTTCTTAAAAGATTTTTTAATTCTATCTAATTGTCTTTCAGGGAAAACAAAATCTTCATTTAATTTATATTTAAATTTACCATCTATCTTTTTTAATTGTCCTTCAATAGTTTCTACTTTAGTATTAAATCTAGGTTCAGAATAATTAACAGGAACAAATTTTCCTTTTATTATACTTTTTGCTAAATCTTTATTAACACCTGCTTCTGTTAAAATTTCTTTTATATCTCTTTTACTTAAATCTAATAGTTGTAAATCTTTTGCAATTATGTGCATATTCTTTTGTATTCTAAAAGCTTCTTCTTGCATTTCTATATAAGTTTGAACTAATTCAGATGGTGTATTGTTTCTATAATTATCTACATTATAAAATTTTTCATTTTCATCAACAGCTCTTAATAATCTGTTCATGTTAGATGCTGCATATTTTAAATCACTTTTTACATCTATTCTTATAATTCTAGTACCCGCTAACAATGCTAATAATTCATCTTTTAGATTTAAAGGTTTACCACCTCTTGATAAATCTTTTCCAAAAGCTCCTGATATTTTATCAGCACTTACAACAACTCCGGGTTTTACTCCATCTAATACGTAAGCAAATGATTTTGCAAATTTATCAGGCAAACTATCTGATTGTGTAAACACTGTTCCACCTAATTGTTTCCTACCATTTCTAACTGTTACATCTAGTAATCTGTCATAACCAATAGGTTCTGTAATAAATGGTGCTAGTAAAGTCATGACAGGTCCTTCATCTGCAAACATTAAAGACATTACATACGCATCTGTTTCTTGAGGATTTAATTTTTGAGAAGAAGCCATACTCATTGCTGATTCTAATGGTGCAAATAAACTATCGTATGGTGAAAAGTATGAAAAGTTAATAGCTGCAGACTCTCCATTTTTCCAACTTTCAATAGGCAATAGACTTGAGTTTTTGTTCCATGATGCAGCTGCAGATCTTTGATATGCATCCCACTGCGCATCTGTAGAATTTGTTAAGAATTGAGCTATTTGAACTAAACCTGTTCCTGTAGCATAACTTGTCATGAACGCACCAAGGGCTCTTCTTATACCCATTTGTCTTATTGCTGCATTACCACTAGACATTTCTTTTAATGCTGTAGCTGTAATATTTGTACCAGTTCTTAATATTTCCGCAGGAAATGATATAAAAGCACCTAAAGGTAGTTTTCTTAAATTTTGTATTGCAGGTGGTACTTTAGAATATGTTGGATAAGTATTTCTTATTAACCATGCTGATGCTTCATCAAGATGTTCATCCAAAGTTTTAACAGCACCTGTCCTAATATTTTTTTCTACAAACTCTTCACCCATATCTCTGTACCAGGCTTTTACATCATCTATATTTTTAAGAGCCATGTTAAGTTGTGATTTAGAATATTCATAACCAAAATGTTTCCAAAGGTTATCACCCCCTGCGTATAGTCTTGCAACTTTATCTGTTGGTGCCATCTTAATTAATTTATCAAATAATTGATCTGATGTTTTAACTGTATTATTTTTTAATTGATTCATTACAGCTTTTAATTCTGATGCTACAACGTTTTCATCCCACACTCCAAGTCTTACAAGTTTTTCTACATAGTTATTAAACTCTACTTCATCTATTCCTTGTCTACCTGCTTTAAATATGTCATCCAATACTATCTTCATTGCATTAGTTACACTTGCCATACCACCTATGTGTCCATTCATTAATGCAAAGAATGCAGCTGATGACACATTTCTAACCTGTGTCTGTGGTGAGTATAAAGTTTTACCAACTTGAACTAAAACTTTACCTTGCATAATTTCTCTATAGATAGGTATGTTAACTAAATTATCTAACATTCCACCCACACCTTGTATAGCTTGTACAAAATCTGGATCTGCATATAATTTTGTAAGATTGGATTTCATGTGTGGTCCTAATCTTGGCATTTTCATTATCTGTGCATAATCTAATTTACCTGCGTTTCTTGCTTCTTCCAAACTTTTATATAACCAACCATTTTTTAAACCTACGTCTGCTATATAATCAGCAGCTCTTTTATTTGCTAATGCAGATATCATTTCACTTGTTGTAAAAGATATACTTGATCTTATATTAGCTTCTGGTCCTAGTAATTTTTTAACAGCATCAGGTAATTCGTCACCTGTTTTCATTATATTATAGTTTTTAAAGTTTACTAGTTTACCTATTTCTTTTAATTGTTGTAATGGGTTTTTACCATCAGCTCTCCCTGCACGTAAAATAGATTCAACCAACATCTTCGCAGATTCTTTGTATGAGTCTTCTAAACTTTTATTTCCAAACTGTGCTTCAGCATTTAATCTAGATGTTTTATCTTTTTTAATAACATTTTTAGCAACCCAATCTACAGCTTTATTATATACAGCTTCATCCGGTGCATAATTAGGATTTGTAAAAGTTGCAAAAGATTTTAGAAGATAACTTTGTACTTTGTCTACTTCAACATTACGAAGATCTCTAGTTATTGCGTCTCCTTCTTTGCCTTTCGGTAACATTTTTTGAAACTCAGACATTGTATTTTTAATTTCTTGTTTTAAATCTTTTGCTAGGGATTGAAACTCAGTAGGTAAATCTTGTAATTTTCTTTGATTTCTTAAAAACTCATCTACTTGATCTAAAAAATGTTTTTGTAAAGCTGGTGACACTTCATTTGAATTAGCTTGGTTTTGAAATTTCTTTGCTAGATCATATGCTTTTCTATCCATGCCTTCCATAGTTCTATCCATTTTTCTAGCTCTACCTTTTATAAACAACATTACTTTTTCAGATACGCCTTCTATATCTTTTGGCATTTTTCCATATGATCTAAAGTAAGATAATATATTATCTAATTTTTTTATAACTCTTTCTTCTTTTATAGGTGAGGCAACAGAACGTAATCTCCATTCATTAAACGGAGGTAGTTGTCTTACAACTTTACCTGAAAAGGTAGACACGATACTAGGTGCTAGTAATTTTGTAAGAGTGAAATCTGTTGCTGTTCTAATACTTTTTGCTGTTCTTTTTACAACAGGTGCTACAACATCTCTTGATCCAATATAGGATATAGGTCTGAATACTGCAGTGTTAACACCTTTAGCTCCCAGTTTAGCTGTCTCTCTTACAAATGGTGCAAGACCATACTTATATCCAAGTTGCATACTTTTTCCTATAAGAGGAAAACCACCACCAATAGCTATTCCTTCAGCTCCGTATTTAACTTTATTTCTAAATCTTGCCCCTGCAAGTTCTTTACCTTTCAAACCTTTTGTATCTTCAGGTTCAAAAAACAATGATTCTCTTCCAGGTTCTGATACCAAAAAATCTGTAGATCCAACTACAGTCATACCTTCAACAGCTCTTGCTGCAATCTTACTAATTTTTTTTGTTTTACTTCCTTTGATACCTTCTATAATTTTTTTAATTTTACCTGCTGTCTTTGTTCTTCTTAATACTTTTTGTATAATACCACCGGGCACAGCAAATTGAGTCATTAGTCCAACAAGATCACCTCTCCATGTGTCAGGCTCTTCTGGTTTTTTATCTTTCATTATCTCATCAAAACCTTCTAAAAAGTTTGTGTCAAATGCATAATCTAAACCAGTAAATAATGTATCCTTTAATCCATACTCTAAATCAAAAGCACCTGTGTTAATTCCTTTTCTAACTTCATCAAGTATAGATATGTAATCTTTTTCTTTTTCGTCTTTTAGACGTTCCATTACATCTACAGGTTTGCCTTCTTTTTTACTTAAAACTTTGTTTAAAAATAATTGTATGTTTGGAGATCCCTCAGTAATAAACCTTGCCATGCTTTTATCATCACCAAAAGGATTAAGTGGCTTCAACCACTTTACAGGTTTTTTTGGCTCTGATATATTTTCTAAGGCATTAAGAAAAGAATTTTTAAATTCATCTACGTTTCTTATCTCACCTTGTTTTGTTTTTGATGCTTTTCTTTCTTCTTCTAAAGCCTGATCGGTTTTAAATCTTTCAATAGCAGTCGTGGCCATATTATGCCTCTTGTGGTAATACTAAATTAACACTATATTTTTGATTAAATAAGTCGACGTCTTGTTGAGTTGCGATAGTTGCAAAATCTTCTAATGCTTCTGGACTAACAGATATTAATTTTACAATATCATCACCTATTTCTTTTGGTAATCTAGCTCTTAATGTATCATAATCGATAGGCATTTTTGTTGTAGGTTTTGGTCCTTGGTCCATGGTTGCTGGTGCCATACCCATGTCTGCTTCACCTCCCATATTATAACCTATTCTACCGCCATCGGCTTTTGATTCAGGGACTTTTTGAAAAAATTCATAAAATCTTCTGTATGCCTCTTTTAATAATTCAGGATCTTCGTCACCTTTAAATCTTAATTCACCGTCTGCAGTTTTTTCTTCTTCCAATACTGTTATGATAGAGTCAAGAACATCTTCTGCAAAATCAGTATTTTTCATTAATGCTTTACCTGTAGCATTTTCTTTTGTTAAGAAATCTAGATTAGCCTGTGTTTGTCTTATTGATAATTCTAATGCATCTTTAGCTTCAGGAGTAATGTTAGGTTCTTCTAATTGTTTATTTAAACCAGATAATTTTGCTATCTCTGATTTAATAACTTTACCTATTTCTAATTTAGCATAAGTCTTACCAGCACCACCATCATCTGCGCCAGCAGCTTCTGCTGCAATGTCAATGTTACCTTGTAATAATGTTTTGAATAAATCAGCTTCTGCTGCTTTCTTTGTTAATCTTTGATCATCAAGATCTTTAAATAATTCCGCTGTAGGTTGTTTCGCTGCACCTGCAGCTGTAGATATTAAACCACTAAAACCTTTACCCACTGGTGGTGTTGATGCAAGATTTAAACCAAAGTTAATTAGAAATCGTGACAGTCCTTCACCTTCTGGTCTATCAATATATGGGGCATACGCCGCAAGATTTTCAGGAGTCATTTGTGATCTTGTATCAGACAATACTCTTGACATATCAAAAGGTTGTACCGTTCCAGGTAATTTATATCCTTGTCTTGGTTTATCCAAACCAGAAGTAATACCTTCGTTGGTTGAACCACCCATCCTGAACATTGGTCTTCTAAGTGTTCTGCTCATTACACGTTTCCTGCAAAACCAGCTGCACCCTGTCCTAGCGCTCTATATATACCAGCTCCTGTTGAACCAATCGCTAGTGCATTTTGTAGAGGTGTTGGGTTTGGTATGTTTGTTTGTTGTATCTGACCTGGATAACCACCCATAATTCCAGTTACAATGTTTGCGTATCTGTCTACCTGTTCTTGTGGTTGGAATGCTGACATTCTTGCAGCTTCTCTATCCGCATCCAACTGACCTTGTGCTAACCCTCGATCTAGCGCGCCCAGCTGACCTAAAGTTGAAACATCTGCTCTTTGTAATCCAGGTAATGCTGATGCTAATCCCATTTGATTCATGAAATTTTGTTGTGCAGCCTGTTGTGCCTGACCGAAACCTTGTTGTAATAATCCTGCTTGTAGTTGTGCTCTATTTCTATCTGATGCTGCTCCGTATTCTGCCTCTGCAACACCTTGTCTTGATCCTCCAAATGCACCAGAAGCTACAGCACTGTCCCTGATTCGTTGTTCTTGAGCCTGTGCTTGTCTATCAAATTCTGCTAATGATGTATCAATCACCTGTTGTTGATAAGGTGACATGAATTGTTGAAATGCTTGTGGTCCTGTTGCGCCTTGTGCAGCAGTTACAAATGGTTGAAAAGATCCAAGACCTGCTTGTGCTTTTGTTCTTGCATCTTTTTCTAATTGACTTAGACCTGCTACCTGTGGTGCAAGACCTGCTAAACTCTGTTGTCTGATGTCAAACTGTTGAGCAGCTTTTTGTCTGGCTGCAAATTGACCTGCCGATTCTCCAGTTAATTGTGTAATACCACCACTTCCCGGTGCTACAACCGGTACGGCTGTTTGTGCAACAACCTGTGTTGCTAAATCTTTTCCTAGTTGTTCTACAAATGGTGCGGGTCTCGCTATCGTTGTTTGTGTCGACATTACAGTACTTCCTCTAATCTTTGTGATGTTTTAAACATTTCTCTAGCGCCATCTAATCCTTGCGATTCCTCAGATACTTCACCTCCGGATTCGAGGTTTTTCATCATGTTATACATGACTTCTGCTCCCTTGTCTATATCTCCTTCACCTGCGTTTCTAACTGCATCTGCAGTAAACACAAATTCATTCTTTGATAATCTTGCAGGTACATCGTCTGCTCTTTCCATTCTACCTAATGGTACAAATCCACCCTCATCTCTTAAATCCATTTCTTTACCATCCATATCAATTAATGGCATAGTCTTTTTAGCTACTGGTTCTGCTTTACCACCTTCTGCTAAGAATCTATATGTTTCACCCATAGCTCTATATGGGTCTCTTCTAATTCCAGGTATGTCTATTGAAGGTCCTTCATATTGTTGTTCTTCCTCTTCTTCTTGTCCTGGAAATAAAAATGGTGTTAATGATGCAAGTCCTATAGCTTTCATTGGACTTATATTAGCTAAACTAAAATCTGTCATACCTTTTTTTAAAAGACCTTTTCCTAAAAAATTTTTAAAAGCTAAACCTTTACCACTACCAAATAAACTTGCAGCTGGTCCTGCTCCAAATAAACCAGCACCTGCTGTTAATAATGCAATTTTACCTACAGGTGATTTTACAATTTTTTTAACAGCGTTTGATGCTTTCTTAACAAGTTTACCTATAAAATACATCTGTCTACCCATCTCATCTATGTTACCATCAGCAGCTCCACCTATAACATCAGTGTTCATAATACCACCAGCCATCGCAGGAACTCTACCTCCATCTGCAAAGAATCTATAAGCTGGTCCTCTAGCCTCAAATAATTTTTCTAATTCTGTTCTATCATCTACCTCTTCTTCTACAGGAGTTAGTGATGAAGTAGTTGTTGGTGATATTGGAATAATGTTATTGTTACCGCCTCTTTCAGGTGGTGGATTCATATTTGGATAAAATTGTTCAAATTCTTTTTGTGTTACAGTGTCTTGTCCTAAAACGCCTGATATATCTCTTATTTTTTCTTCATCCATTGTTCCTACAATATTTTTTCCAAACATCGCCTGTAATTGTAAAGGAGAAACATTTTCAAGTCCAAGATAATCCTCTTCTTCTAATTTTGGTCCTTTAAATACTTGCATTAAAGAAGGAACCTGAAATTTTCTACCTGCTCCAATATAATCTATTAATTTTCTCAACCCTCTTTTTTTAAAAGGTGTTGTTTTGTTGATTAAAAATTGATTTGTTTTTTCAATAGGTCCTATTTTTCCATCTTTATTTTTATCTGCTGACGGTATTTCATTTGGATTGTGTCCTGAATAAGGATTTTTAGCAGAGCTTGAAGCATTATCAGGAACACCTCTTCCACTTCTTTGATCACTTTTAGCTTTTCTTTCAGTTTTACCTGCATGACCAGCGTGACCAAATTGAGCCATAGACCTACCTGGTGACATTCCAGGTGTTTTTTGACTTCTGTTTCTTTCAGCTCCTCTTTCTCTGTTATTATTACCACCGCCTCCGCTTTGATTTCCACTTTTATCGCCACCACCACCCATAGGACCATCACCACCACCAGGAGGATATGCAAGAATACCTTCTTTAGTCATTGTTTCTTGACCACCTAAATCAACTAACATATCTCTTTCCCCAGGAGTTATGTAAGCCAACATATGATCTTGGCCTTTAATCTTTTTCATAGATCCATTTTTATAAAGTTGTCTAGCTTGTTGTGCGTTTGTAATTGCCATCGTTCTATTATATTATAATTTTGTATCTCCTCCAAGAGGTAATGCTTCTACTGTTATCTTTACATCTCTTTTAATATCATCAGCCACAGTATCTGTATTTGGATCTTGTACATCATTCATTGCCTCTGCATCCGAGTTATATTCTTGACCCGTTTTGGTGTTTGTTAACGTTACTTCTGATTGAGGTGTTATAATCTTGATTGGTTTACCGTTTATTACTTCTATTCTGTATGATGCTTCTGTTTCTATAAATGACATATTAATCCCTGTTTATCTCCAATATTGATGCAATTACGTGTAATTCATTTGCATCTGCTGCTTGTGCCTTTAATACCTCATTTTCTTCTAAAATTAAAGGGTGAGTTAACAGCTCTGTTGTTGCTTTTGAGGCTATTGCTTTGTCTTTAAATAAATTAAATATTGCTGATGCAGCGTTTGTTACAGTAAAAGTTATTGTGGATCCTGATCCTGCATCCTCAGATACTATAATACTTTTAATTATAGCTCTAGAATCAGATGGTGTTGTATACACCGTAGTATTATCTGTAGTAGTTAAATCTACTAATTCATTTTTATATATATTAGCCACTCATAAACCAAGAAAATCTTTCTTGCTCCTGTTTTACTTCATCTAAAAATGTAGAATTTAATTGATCCTTCATAATAGTTAAAGCTCTGTTAATTTGTTTTTGGTTAGATACATCGTATTCTGTTTTTGGTTCTGGTATTCTAACATTTATCTTAGCCATTATCTACGTCCATCTGGTTGTACATCTAAACGAAGTGTGCCAAATCTCCATGATTCACCACTATCATCATTCTCTATTTTAACGTTTATAAATCGACCTCTAGCTCTTGTATCTTTTTTAATTGTAGTTGAGTTTATTGTAAAAGGACTCAACGTTGTTGTGCTATCAGATTGTTGAGGATATCTTTTTATTCCTAAACTTACTTTTGCATTACCTACTAATGTTTTAAAATCTGGTACAAATCTTCGCATTGCTAAAAATACTTCTCCTGCAACTTTAGGACCACTAGCTCTACCTTGTGCATTTCTTTGTCTTTGTTCTAAATCAATATCATATGATTTTACAAATGATGAAACTATAGTAGTAGACCCATCTTCATTAACTTGATCTGTTCCTACCTCATGTTCAAAAAATTTAGTTTGACCTAAACCACTTTGGCCTATAACATCTGGAAAAGTACCATTAGCTGTGCTGTCATATTTTGTACCATATGGTTTTGGATATACAATTGCATCAATCCAAGATGTTCTTGATTCTGTTCCCGTGTACCACACCCCACCTTTCATAGGTTCACCATAATTAAATACAACATACTTGTCGTTAAAACTAGATCCTTGTGATGGATAATACCAAACAACTTCTGTAAATAAATTATTTATACCTGCTGCAACTTGTTGTCCTTTTGTCGTGTCAAAATTATCAAATACAAAATCTTCTACACTACATGGTAAAGATTTAACTGTACCATCAAACATAAAAAAACCATTTGGTGATAACCAGAAAGCTGCACCATCTATTTCAACAACCGCATTCTTACCTATTAATCCACAGTTAGTACCAACCTGTTCAAATCCAAATGTAAAAGGTGCACCTACAAATTTCATTGTGTACAATGCATTATCTGTAAATACTAAAATTGTTTCTTTTGCTTTAATCGCACCTACAATTTTTGTACCATCTTGTAATCTAAAGTCACCAGCACTATTAATTGCAGTTGCTGTGTAATCATTTATATCTTCTTGATTAGAAAATCTTATAAACATATCATCTTGTGTTGTAGTATCTCCGATGGTTGTTTCGGTTCCTAAATGACATAAGTGTCTTGTTGTTGGTGATACTAAAGTTAATCTTGATGCTGTTGGATTAGATGCTGTAGAAAAACCAGAAGTACCAGTAGCTGCTCTTACTGTTGTTGGTGCTGCAGCTCCTGCATTCCATGTAAATGTTTTACCATTTCCAATTGTTGAAATTAATACTTGACCAAAATTATCTAAAGACCAAAGTCCAGGTTCTAGTATTACTTGAGAAGCTTGTACAGCACTTCCAAAACCAGTAAAGTTTGAAGCGTCTGTAACCGTTGCTCCACTTGAATGAGCTTGACCATTTGATGTACCCGTAGTTGCAGTTCCAAAAGCACCTCTAGTAATACCTGTTAAAGTATTTGTACCTTTGCCGGTGTAAGTAATTAACTCATTGCCAACTGCTATAGTTCCTGTTGTTGGAAGACCAGAGTTTGATGTAACATTAATAACAGTTCCTGATCCACCTGTACCATTAGTGTCTGCAAGTAAAGCACCATTTAAAGTTGTTGTAAATGGACTTTGAACAGTACCACCATATTGACCAATACCAAAACCATAACCATAAGATTGCGCAGCAGGACCAACAGGTTCATATGGAATTACACTACATGCACCACCACCGGCAGCTCCTGTTGTAGTTTGTGTTCCAGTTACAATTGCTATTAGTGATGATGTAACTCTAGTTACTTGAAATAATTTATCTTCAAAAGCAGCATTGGTTAAGCCAATACCACTTGGTACTGTAACACTATCTAATAAAATAATGTCACCTGATTGTAAATTATGATTAGCTGAAAACGTTAATGAAACTTCTTGCGTTGCATCTTGAGCAGACATAACAACACTTCCAATTGTAGCTTTTACAGGTGTAATATCAAACAATTGTCCTTCAAAATATAACAATAAAAACTTGTCAGTTCCAATAGCCACATATCTATTACCTTCTAAATCTACAAAAGCATGTTGTTTTCTAGCAACTCCACATATGCTATCAGATATTAAAGAAGACCAACCACCTACCTTTTCGGGTAGACCATATCTAAATCTTACATTGTCAGAGTCTATCCATCTATTCTCTGCGCCTGCAGTTGTATCTTGCTTATCAATCCCTGGAAGAAAATTATATTCAATAAGGGCCATGGTCCGTGCTCCTTATGCCGTGTTAGTTTTGTAAGCCCAGCCTCTTGTTGCATCCACATACACCAATGCAAAAGCTTGACCGTTAGTGGTTAGTGTTAGGTTTGATGTACCTGTATTTATTGGTTGACTGTTTCTGTTAACAATCAAATTATTGTTTGCAAAAGTTCCTCTTGCATCAATAAAAGTAACTTCTGATCCAACCGCTGGTGATGCAGGTAAAGTTACAGTAATTGGGTTAGCTGTTGTGTTTGCAAATATTTGATCACCATCCACTGCTGTGTATGCAGTAATTGTTGAAGAGTTTAAAGTTACATAACCTTTGTTACGAATACCAAGACTAACGTTTGTACCATCCGAATAAACTAATGAAGTAGATCCTATAGGCAGTACAACTCCTGATCCAGATACTGTCTTAACTGTAATAGTATATAGTGCAGAAGTACCTCTTGTTGTTGCATCTTCAAATACTATAATTCTTTCGGCTCCATCTGGTATAGTCACATTTCTATTTGCACCTAATGTACCTGTTAGTTTGATGTATATATTCTTACCGTTTGACGTTGCACCATTGTCAAGTGCTAAAGTTAAATCTCCAGATCCTAATTGAGATGTAGATAAATAACCTGATGATAATTGTTCTAGTATTTGTAGGTTTGTATTAGTAATCGTGCCCCAAAGACCAGCCTTTTCACCGGTTGTGACTAATTCTAATTTTGAATTTGTTGAAAAAGTTGATGCCATAATTCTCCTAATACGGGTCTACTGGTACCCAAACTTGACTAACCCCTGGGTCAATGTCGTTCCAAGTAATAATACCCGCGTCTTTTACTGTTAACGTCATTGGTGAACCAGTTGGTAACACTTTTGCCGCCGCTGATACTGTAACACTTCCAGTGCTAATGGTCAATTCATTCTTTGTGACACTTACATTAGCTGCAGCTGTTACTGTGATTGTACCTATACCTAAAGTAAATGGTGTAGCTGTAGGTGTTACATTAGCTGCTCCACTAATTGTTAATTGTCCAAAACCTAAAGTTAATGGACTTCCTGAAGGTGTTGCAAGTGCTCCTGCTAGTGCAGTTGAGCTACCGATACCTAATGTTAATTGATTAGCAGTTACATTAACTGTAACATTTGGGTTAAAGAATGATGTCGCTATTGGAGCACCGGATATGGAAGTCAGGCCGAGCATGGTCTATGCTCCTGATTTTGGATATTTAATTTTAATAGCTGTTCGTTTAGCCTGTAATTCTGTAAGTGTATCACCACCATCTAATAATGCATGAATACAATCTTCATGTGAT